ACCAATCATTTTGATGTATTCCTTTTGCAAAGCTAATAATTGGGATTATGCGGAATTTTTCGATAAAGTCCCGTTGCATAACTTTGGTGATGACAACCTTTTTGGTCTCAATGATGAAAAGGACCTAAAAGGAGTCATAAAGATAGCGGCGGAAGACCTTGGCGTCACATTACGCCTCGAATCAAAAGGTATTTCAATTTATGATCAACAATTTCTTGGAAGGAAACCGGTACCAGTTGAACAGTATAAGCATGAGTTCGACATAGCCGGTCTACCAATTCCAGAATTTGCAATCGTGAATGATACTTCAACCATGAAAATGCGATTCGCTAACGAGAAGATAGAATCAACCCGCCATAAAGGAACGAATCACGAAATATATCGGCTGGAAAAGTGCCTAGGGTATTTAAACCTGTGTGCCCATGACCGAGAATTTTATGATCAAATCGTTACCTACATGGAAGTTGTTAAAGGAAGGTTGGACCCAGCTATAACCACGGCGAAGTGGTTTAAAGCTAAGTTCAAAATACCTTCTTACATCCTCGTACTCCAGCGATGGTACAAGCCCATTGATCTGGAGCATGTTATGGGGATCCATTCATTGAGTCTACGTGTTGGATTGCTTGCAAAGACTGAATCATCATTATTACGGATAACCCGGTTTTTGGGAATGATCTGTGATACGTTTCCAGCACACCTCGTCGTAGGCGGGGAAAGTGAAACATTACGGGTGTCCAATGTTACCTCTGGAATTTTTGAGGCTCACGCATGGCACTGTTTTGTTATGGAAAATGATCGACCACCGTCACTATTCGAGCTCCGTGGGATGATTTCGGATTCTCCATTCGCTGCCTTTAGTGATGCTTACCAATGGTTAGCTACGGTCGGGGCAACACTACCAACGAGAGGACCACTTTTTACGCGCAACAGAAATCATGCAATTTTCCGGCTTCTTATTTATACTGCCGTGTATATGAATCTGAATCGGATGGCGACGAATGTTGCGTCAATCCCGTTGGGGAACGTTGTCCTTGATTTGTTCAACCTGGTCATGTTCAAGAGTCGGAACTTGTTTGGAACCCTGGGGTACTCATACTATCTTGGAAAAGGGAAATCAAGCCCCATTATTAGTGGCTTGATGCCCAAGGATCCTTATTTGTACCACAAACGAGCGGCCATTATTGTTGATCAGTTACTCCCAAAATTATCATTATTGGGGATTTTCCCTTTTGGAGATATGTTAGATGCTGCTGCAATTTGTTCAGAAGAGTTTAGTCGTCTATTTATGACAACTATGTTCAACAATGTAACACCCGCACTGCAAGACATCACGATGAATGATACCCCCTGGAACAATGCTATTACAGACGCGTTAAGTTTTGTTTCCAAAGGGATTTGCCCCATGATTACAGCTCATACAGGGACCGGGAAAACAAAATATTCACCAGGATTAGTCCTGCGGAACACTATTGTACCAACAACACAAGTGGTTGTTGTTATGCCTCGCAATATCATCTGTGAACAGTGGTCCGCTACGTCAGGCGCACTTTTCAAGAAACGCAATGTAAAGGATACTTCTGAACTCATAACCTGCACTTATGGTTATCTGGCGCATTGTTTTGCAGCCAACCACAAGTGGTGGAATGAAGATGCTTTTTTCCTGTTTGATGAAGCTCATGAAGAATCGGTCGAATGGAAATATCTTCGATCTAAATTTGTCTCAAGCCATCATTGTATGTGTTTAACTGCAACCCCTTTAGCAAAGGCATGTTCTGCATACCCTCGCATAGTGGTGGAAGTCGAACCTCCATACGAAATTGATGAAGTAAAGTACAATGGTGATATGAAAGATGCCATCTCTACCTTTTTGCCTTCAGCCAAAAGATTAGTAGTGATCGAACCATCTCTTCGAAAGTGTAAAACATATGCTGACATGATGAAAGCCTCTGGATATCCGACAAAAATTGTGCACTCTGGAGATCGCGAGATCCCCGACGGTGTGCATATTGTCGCAACAACAGTAATCGAAGCTTCGATCACTATCCCAGGTGCTGACTATATCATTGATAGTGGTGAGAGACTGATTAATGATGGAGGTGTTTTGGCCCGAGTTCCAAATGATCATCCGGGTATGATTCAAAGGCGAGGGAGAACCGGTCGAACCAATGCTGGAACCTATGTGTCCCTATGTTCCCCAATAAATCGGTATTATGAGCCAGTGCCTGACATCACGATGTTATTGGCAAAACACCCGATCTCTGAGGGCTCTAGTATTAAGGTGCCATTTGAAGTTAATAATGGCGCGATTGAGAGCAGGTTAGAAGGCGATTGTTATGTCCGTTTGACGAAGCCAGAGGCAAACGTCAACTACAGAAAATCAATTGCTCTCCTGCACAAAATAAAAATGTTGACAAACCGCGAGCACGACGTGCGCGATACCTATATCAGTCTTGTCAAAGGGCAAGCAGTAGATCAGTACGCGTATCTTCAGATGTTATGCGGTGTTGAAAACGCAACAGATTTGTGCGGATTTGAGGAGTGCGAGAATCTCCTTATCCAAACACAACCCTGTTACGTGATCAACGGTCACAGAGCTGGTGGTATTCCAACTATCAGCAAGTGGGCCGTCCGTCTCAAGGACGATCCACACAATAGTATGTTGTCGGCCCGTGTTAAAGGACG